TCTACGATTGCAAAACGCCCTGGGTACCTATCGAGGCGAAGGGCAACAGCTATGTCATCCCCGACACGGAGAAGGTGAAGCTCGCCAATCTCTTGCGCCGACAGTTCCCGGCCGCGCCTCAGCAACAGGAAAGGAACGCCACGAATGGGGCGGGGCCAGGCGCGGCCGGGGACCTGGCGTTGCGATCACAGTTCGAGGTCGAGGGCAAGGGAGCGCCCTTGACGCCCGCTGAGGCCGCGGCTCACCCGACCGAGCGCGAACGCAAGGTGCTGGCCGCCCGCGAGGCCCGCAAGCGCATCACCGAGGCGCTGGGGGTCGCCCGGACGCCGGCGATCATCGACGAGGTGATCGAGCGCGCTACAAAAGACCTGGCGCTCATCAAAGAGGTCCATACTCCGAGTTGGGAAGCTATAATGGCGTTGTCTGTAAGCTTGAAGAATGGAATATACGGAGAGACGGGATGAAAGGGATTTCCAGATATGTAACAGCAAACGAGAGGTTTGATAAACAATTTATACCTGAGCCCAACAGCGGATGCTGGCTATGGTCGGGAAGTTGTCGCTCATATCGCTACGGAGTTATTAGGATTATGGGGCAAGCCGTGGCAGCTCACCGTTTCTCATATGAACGTTTTATCGGGATCATCCCAGATGAAATGATGGTTCTCCACAAGTGCGATATTACATTTTGCGTAAACCCAGATCATTTATTCCTTGGCACTCAATTGGACAACATGAGAGACGCCAAACAAAAAAATCGCCTCTGGTCCGCAAAAGGAGAAGAAAGCTGGAGCCGTCGCAATCCAGACCGTTTAGCTCGCGGAGAGCGTCACGGCAGCGCAAAGTTGACTGAGGCTGATGTTATAGAGATTCGCCGCTCATCATTGAAACGTAGCGAGCTAGCCAGGAAATATGGGGTTTCTTGGGATGTGATTAATTTGATCCAAAAGCGGTTGGCGTGGGCATCGGTGCCATGACCGCTCCCACCGCCATCCGCGCTACCTTCTCGCAATGTGCATGGTGTCATCAGCCATTTGAGCGCCGCTCTTCAGAAGACGCGGCTAGATATCGGCGCCGTCGGTTTTGTTCGCAATCGTGTGGCGCTCAAGCTCGCGCTGACGGACTTCGCCTACCTTACGACATCAGGTATTGCGAATCGTGTGGTGGCCCAATCGCAAAACGAAAACTTTCAATACCGCTTTATAAGCTGCGGCGGTTCTGCTCGCCGGAGTGCGCACAAGGCGCGCGGAAAATTTGCTTTGATTGGGACGCACACTTCGCGCCATTAGTAGAAAAAACCGATGGTTGTTGGTTGTGGTTGGGTTCTCTCGACAATGAGGGGTATGGACGTGCTTGCAGGGGAGCCAAGGCACATAGATTAGCATACGAGCGAGAGATTGGGCCTATCGGCGATCTTCACGTTCTTCATATGTGTGACAATCGTCGATGTGTGCGACCAGATCACCTATTCCTCGGAACGCAATCTGATAATTCTAAGGATATGTGGCAAAAGAACCGAGCATATATTGCGAAAGGAGCGGAAAGCTCTAACGCAAAATTGACTGATGAGGCGATTCGCCAAATTCGACTATCGTTAGAAACATCGCGCGCGCTGGCCGTGAGACATGGCGTCTCTAAAACGGCAATAAATTATGTGCGCACTTGGAAAACATGGCGACACGTACAATGACAGAATTTCCATACGAAGCCGAGGTGCGCTTGTTGCGTTGGGGGGAATCATCATCTGCCGGCCGCACGATTACGCTTGAATTGCCGCCAGACGAAGGGCAGGCCCATCCATTTAAAGGTCTGCCTACGGGACAGGCTCACGGCCAACGCTTCATCATGCAATTTGTAGCAATAGGAGACGATGAGCAACCTATCCAAACACAAGCCCTACCACAGCGGCCATCTCCTCGGAGTGAAGCCGCGCGAGCAAAATACAAGTCGGCTTCCGACATGGAGCGGGCGCGCACGCGGGCGGCGCTGCTGCCCAAGGATGCGCGGTTTATATTATGGGTAGAAGATCAGCGCGGCTATGCGCCCGATGAGGGTGGTGCCGAGCATTATATCCGCGACACATGCTGCGCGGGCGAGAGCCGCAAGCTGATCGCCGAGGACGAGATGTGCTACCGGGCATTCATCGCGATGGAAACGGATTATCTTCTTTCCATCGGGGCGTTACCAGAGGTGAGATAGATGACCGGCACCCGGCTGAACGACTGCACCCCTACGCCTGACGAGCAGGCGCGATATACAGATCTGATGCGCCGACGTGCTGATGTCTATGCTCCCGTGATGAAAATTGTGCGGGACGCTTTAACGCCCCTTCGATTATCTCCGGGCACTCTCCCCGCATATGAAAGTGCAGATCGTAAGTTGTGTACCGCCCTCACCGCCTACGGCGACCAGCGCGCCCGCGAAGCCCGCGCGGCGGCGATTGAGGCCGCGGCGCAGGCTATCGCTGATGAGATGGATATAAGCGCGCAAATATCAATGCCAGCTTTGACGTGTGCCTTACGGCGCATACGTGCCCTAGCCGCCGCCCCGCCGCAGTCCGAGGAGCGGCATTTGACGCCCAGCGAGCATAAGGTGATGAACCGTGCGCTGCTACGTTCGATGCGCCCTGTTGATCCGCCGCGGTCCGACTGGCGCGACATCGCGAGCGCGCCGACAGATACAACACAGGGGGATTTTCTGATAACACTATTCAACCGTGGAAACTATTGCTGGGTCCAAATTGTTAGGAACCCAACCAACCACCACGGGATGAGCATCGCATCACACTGGATGCCGCTCCCCGATCCGCCGCAGTCCGAGGGAGGCGAGGGATATGGCCGCTAGCTACTACCCCACAAGAAACGGCAAGGCGAATATGAGCATGACCGCGGCGATAATAAGCGCGGCCTCCCATTTCAGCTCGGGCGTGGTCAACCCACCGTCGTCGTTCCCGCTCACGGCGGACACGGCCAAACCGGCGTCCTCCCGCGCGCTATCATCTCGGCGCAAACGATACGCCCGTTGGCCCACTCCTGCCGCAGATCTCCTGCGGACGCGCCGAGATATGCCACATCGAACGAGTGGCACCCGGAGATAACAGCGAGGAGCACCGCTGCAATGATCCTCACGGCGGGCTCGTCGGGATTGCTCTCGGCGTCCGGTGCGAGTTGTGGTGTCGCAGCGAGCGATAAGACGGAGCGCCTCCGTAGAACATGGCCGTCACCTGCGTCCACTGTCCTCCCTCGAAGACGCCCATGTAGCCGCCCGGAGTCAGCGCCGGGCAACACGCCTTGAGCTTGCGCTGATAGTCGAACTGGACGCCGGCCTTGTTCGAGAAGTAGTCGGGCAGAACGAAGTCGGTCATCAGCACGCCTTCAACCGTGATGCCGTTCTCGTCCGCTTCCACGGCATCGCCAACCTCACGCATGACGATCCGGCCGTCCACCATCGTGAAGAAGTTGTCGATTGTCGGGTCTTCTCTCATCTCTCCCGCCTCGTGGCTGAGGTCGACCGTCCAGCTAATCCCGTAGCGGAGACAATCGCCGACGAACACGCGGCCGAATGGCTCCCCACCTGGGGTTTGATCGTGAAAACCGAGAGCACCGGGATCCCGGCTATGGTTGTTGATGAAGATCGGCCACGCCCCTGTGGTCTTCCCCGCCTGGAAATCCGCCATCGTCGCGAAACCGTACTTCGCCGCGTCGAGGCCCCAGGCCGGGCGCAGGTAGTCGTTGTCCCACTTGCTGAGACTCGGCAGAACCGCGATGACCTGGGCATCGGTCAGGATGCGGGAGGCCTGGACGAGAACGATGTCGGTCATCGGCCCACCGCCCGACGTACTAGCGCCGCCTTGGTCACGCCCTGCTGGGCCAACATCGTCTCGAACGCCGACGCGAGATCGAGGATCGCGACAGTTGCGTTGCCAGCCGCGCAGTCCTGCAAGGCGGTCTCAGCGGAGGTCAGCAGCGCCTGCTGAGTTACGGTGAGCCGAGCCCGGAACGCCTCGGCTACGGGCACGCCCAGCGAGAGCAGCGTACACGCCTGCTGCACCTGGGGTGGAACGGCAATCGGCGGCACGATGACCCCGCCATTTGGTAGGGCGCAACCGGCAACGGCGAGCGGTACGACGATGATGACGGCACGGAGTCGGTTCATGGCTTTTTGTCCTCTCAATCCCATCCGTACATAAACAGCGGGCCGAATGCAGCGAACACGATCAGGATCACAACGAGGATCACAAACCCGAGCAGGAAGGCTCGGATGAAGGGCATCACCGAAGTAAAATAACCAGCAGAACAATCACGAGGACCACCCCGATCCCGCCACCTGCGTACAGGTGCGGGCCGCCCATATAGAGGCCGCCGCCGCCGAACAGCAGGATCAGGATGACCAGGAGGACAAGGAGGTTCATCGCCCAACCCCAAATGCCCCCAAGGCCGCCACCAGGACATAGAGGAACAGCCCGAACCATCCCAGATGTGGAAGAAACGGATACGGAGCTGGATTGGGCCGCTCGATGAACGATGCGACCAACAGAAGAACGGCGGCCAGCACGAGGAGGAATTGAGCCATTAAAGGTCTCCCTACGCCGACGCTGGCGTAGGCCGCACTATATCACGTTCCGGCGACCGTTACGACGGCGCTAGGCGGAGGCCCAGCCGCCTGCACATTGGCGGCCAGATCGGCGCCCGCCTGAGTCGGCATGGTCTCCACTTTATTGACCTCCGGCATCGCGGCAACTGCGGCAACCAAGTTCACCTGTTTCTTGTCGATCACACCCCATACCCCGGCGATCGCCGAGCCGACCGAGCCGACTAGCGCGAGGACGATCATCGATGCGGCCCCCATGACCTCCTGGTTCGACAGGATGGCCGTAGCCTGATCCTGCGTGATCCATCCCTTGCCGATGGCCCAACCCGCCAGCATCCCGCCGAATGTGGCGATGAGGGTGCGAACGGCACTCTTTACCTGATCCTGCGATGGGTTCATGTGCTAATTCCTCTGGCTCTGCCATCGTTGCAATGCAGCATAACTCCTTGGACCGAAATTCCCATCGACCGCGAGATTTGCGCTGATCTGATCGTTAAGCGCTCGCTGCAATGCGATGATCATAGCGTGAATGTCCACCTGCGGCACAGGCGCGGGAGCCGGAGCGGGAGATGGTAGGCCAACGCTAAGCCACGAGCCGAAGTCGTGGCCGGCCGGAGCCGTGTTCCGATCCACGTCAAAACCAAACCCCCACGGATCGCCAGCCTGTCCCTGCTCGATCTCGGACAGGTGCGCTCCCGCGTAGTCCCGCGATCCTCGCCACCCCATCGCTCCCGCAAGCCAGTCGTAGGACACGAGCCCCGCGGCGTCCAGTTGCGAGCACACGAGCCCCGAGCCGTATACGCCGACCTTGTAATGGCTGGCTAGCGCCGCGTTGACCGCCTCGAAATACAAGACGATATACGGCATGATCCCAAGGGTCGCATCGAGGTCGACGGCGAAATAGATGCAGGTGTTGGACGGTTGTCCGCATTCCTTTGCCTGGGCAAGCGCCGCCATACCTTCGCGCGTTCCGTTCGCCGAATTGAATGTGGCTGGCTGATCTCCGGCGGCTTCCCAAACCGACACGATATCGAGCCCGGCACCGAGGATCGCCTTGGCTTCCGAGGCCGTCAGGTTCTTGCGGGCATTGAAGCTGTAGTAGCGCCCCACAAAGCTGACCCCAGCCGCCTTCGCGATCCCGAGGATGCGCGTCACGTCCTGCGCAGCATCGAAACCGATCAGCCGAGATGGATCGCTCATTCCCCCTCCGGTTCGTTCTGCGCTGCCAATCGCTCAGCCTGTAGCTCCTTGAGCCGCGCACCGATCACATCGGCATCGTCAGCCGCAAAATCTCCCGCGCTCTGCCCCGTACTCGTCGCCCTCGGACTCGTCTCGGTTTGCCAGCGCGGCGTGCAATTCTGCGGCTTGGCCTCGTGGAGCGCCTTCAGTGTGCCGCAATGGACGCACCGCTCCGAGGCGGCATCCCATTCGTGTTCTGGGGTCGTCATTTGATGTTCGACCCCTTCAATCTCGCCTCGAGCTCACCCGTCGTCGGACGCGTCGATTCCAAAACCTTGATCCGCTCCTCGAGCCGATCGTCGTCCCGCTGCGCCTGCTTGGTCAATTGCTGAACGCCATAGCGCATCCTGTCCATCTCAGCCCGCACGGCATTGCGGAACTCCTCGTGCTCGCGGATCGAGAGCGACTTGTCGAAGGCACGGCTCAGGACGCCGATACCTGCCACCAGCAACGCCCCGATCGCTATGACGGCTTGCCAGTCCATTCATCACATTTTCATCGGGCCGATATAACTCGTGCCAATGGCAACATTTTTCACAAAATAGGCGCTCTCGAACGCAATCGCGCAAACCCCTCCAAAATAGGACGGGTTCCACACTGACTTGATGCCGAGATCGCCAATGACCTGAAGGAGCGATGAACTCCCCACCATAGGATCGTACGGCGGCTGTTCGCGCCATTTGAAATCAGTTTTCGAGAACGTCTTTCGCCCGTCGATCCACGCCTCGATCATTCCATCGTGTGGCGCACTGCCCGGTGCTGACAAGCCGGTCGTGTCGTAGGTGTTCATCTTGGTATGGATTTCGATAGAGTACCATTGCCCGGGGTTGAGCGCGGCCAGGATGCCGTACATAAAATCGTCCTGGCAGAAATCATAGCCGTACTGGTAAGTTCCGAGCATGAACTTCTGATAGTCCGGGCCACCCGGCGTCACGCCCATGTTGTCCTGGTTGCGCGCGCTCCACCCATTCATCGCCGCATAGTGGTTTTCGCCCTTCAGAGATGCCCGCGTGCAGGCACAAGCCCCGCCGTTCGATGATACCGACGTGCGATGCGCCGTACCCATCGTCCACTTGCCGCCCGTACAGCTTGCGTTATCGGGGGGGATAAAGTCGGAGCCGAGCATCATGTACCAACGAACGTATAGCTCGTTTGGCAGCTTTCCCGCCGGCCACGGCGTCGTTCCGACCGGCTGGTACTTCAATTGCGCCTGCCCGCTGTTGATCGCGACCGTGGCCGTCGATGTAGCCGTGCCACCCGACCACTCGAATTGCGGGTTGATCCCGAACTCGTTGGGGCTGAAGAATGCCGCCGTGGCCGTGCCAAACCGGCTGGTGAAATCCCCAGTTTTGACTCCGATACGATAGAAGAGATTGGACGAAAGACCGTCATTGAAGGTCGTCGATACCGGAACAGTCCAGGTGGTCGCGTCACTCCATGTCGTGCCGTCCGTCGAGGATTGCAGGGTGATCGTCGCGACGAAGGTGCCAGTGATCGTGACATGGATATCCCGGTTAGTTCCGGTCCCGACGATGGGGATTACGTCCGTGAAGGTGTTGCTCGCGATGTTCGCCGAGAAGGCGATGTAGTTTCCCGCCTCGTTGCGGGTCGTGCCTGGGGTCTTGTTGCCCTGAATCGTAACCCCGCCAACCGTAAAATTCGACCCGAGGATGCTGAAGCTGTCAAAGTGCGAGGGGTGCTGGACATGGTTGGGCAGAGTGACGGCGACGCTCTTCATCCCGTTGAACGTCGTAAACGTCGGGACGACGCCGCCCTTTGTCACATTTGACGTGGCGGTGATCTGGCTCCCGACCTCGAAATTATACCACTCCGCGCCGTAGGACTTGATCGTGTAGTTGTTGGCGTCAATGACTGTCTGGATCGGGTACCAGTCGTGGAGGAGGACGCCGCAGACCGAGACCTGGAAAGGAAGATTTACCCAATCGCCGGCTGAGGCTCCGTGCGTCGGGTCTGTGATCGTTATCACATCTGACCCGCTCGTGCAGCTGAACCCGTTGGTACTGCCGTCCATCGTCAGGTTCGAGGTCTTGCGCGGCGTTCTGACACCCTGGCCGGTTGCATCCTGCCCCGGCGCGTAGGTCGAGGCCGGATTCCCATCGGTCGTCGGAACGAAATAGAACTCCTGGTCAGCGATGTACTCCATCATCGGTTCGAGCCGATACATGATCGCCGATCCGCTGCTAGCGGCCAGCGGCGTGTACCCGTGGTTCGAGTAGGTCGACGGCACAACCACCGGCCATGTCCCATATGCCTCGATGCCGGGAGTCTGTCGCGCAAACATAAGTTGGACGCCGGTTCCGGTTGCCGTACCGGCGTGATTGCTCCCGCCCTGCGTCGTAACGGTGTGGGCATCGACGACGGTGATGACCGAGGGCCACGGGAAATATCCCCCTTTGTTCGTCGAATTTGCCGACACGCTCGATACCCACATATTCGTTGCTAGGGCCGAGGTGTCAGGGATATTGCTAATCGTGTTGCTGCCGGAGACCACATCGCCAGTCGTAAAGATCGTCGGCGCGCTCTGAATGAACTGGATCGAGACGCTGCCAGATGCAAGCGCATTGCGGTCGAGAGTGACCTGGGTGCTGCTATCGACGGTGGCAACCTTCGAGTCGATGTCGAGCTTCGCGAAGGTTGGATCGTAGGCGAAAAAGTGATTGAGTATCCCGGTGGTGCTGGACAGCCCGGTGATAATCTTCGATCCGGCGGTCGCCGTGCCAGTGAGTACCGTCACACCTACCTGGGCCTTCGTGTTGGTGTGGAATTTGCCGAGAGTGGACCACGGGTATTTGGCGGTATTCGGGCTTGTGCCTAAATCCCACGAAGAAACGATATTGGCATCGTCGCCGGCCTCGGTGAACATCCCCGAGAAGCTCGACCCGTCCGCAAAGAAATAGATCGACGGGTCCGTGCCAAGCCCAACGTCCTGCGTATAGCTATTAGCAACGCCGAGATGCACCCCCGCGCCGTCGATACCGTTCGGATAGAGCACGTCCTTAACTCGAAATACCTTTGGCGACGCTGTGCTGGCAAATTGCTGTGTGTTTGTGACAGTCAGCACCGCTGTCGAGACCGTCTTCGCCGCGTTGGGCATTGCGAAGTGGAGCGCAAGCGTCGCACTGGCGATGTTGAAGGTGCCAGTCGAGGTCACGGACTCGGGGGAGCTCAGAAGGGCGTTGTCGAGACATGCCAGCGTGTCGGTGCTGGTATCGGTATAAGTCACAAGGATCGTAGGTGGCGTCCCAGTATTTCTCGGTGCGATATACCGCGGGTTGCCGGTCATTTCCTTTAGGAAGAGTTCAAGGTTCTGGTTGGGATCGGCGACGGCCTCCTGAACGAGTTGGGTAATCGGCATGTTCCAGGTCTGCGGCGCCCCGGTTATCGGGGATGTACAGCTCGACGAGAGACCGCCGCTGCAACTCGATGCGTAGCTGGTCGTCCCCTGCGATGTGCCGTTCTTGTCGATCCAATCCCCGCCGCTATTGATCCACTTCTGGCCCGTGCTGCGGTTGTAGTAGGTCAGCGTCGAGCCGTAATTGGCCGCCCCGAATTGCGAATTTTCCTCCGACACAAACCATCCGGTGAGGATGGCGGGAACAGAGAGGGCAATGCCTCCGTGCCCGAACAGCTTGCCCTCGCCATTTGGCACGGCCACGAACTGCGACAGTGCCGCAAAACAAACCGCCGCAAGAAGCAACCAACGTCTTATCATTCAAGTCACGCCATCAATGGCCGGATTCATCCACATCGTCAGCGTCGCCACGGCAACTCTTACTTGAGCGACGAGGAGCCCCTTAGCGGCCGCCGTAAAGGTTGCGGGCGTCGTTGCCGTTCCCGATTGGAGCTTCTGCGTAACTGGGTTGGCGCCGATATTCGGTACGGTCCAAGGATTCGTGCTGGTCGCGTGGGCGACTCCGGTGCCGACAAACGGCTGCGCGTTTCGGTTGCTGGCGAAGGTATAGTTCGGAAACGAAGCCGAAGCAGCGTAATCAATGTCCGACCAGATTTGCCGATCGGTCAAGGCGGAGGCCCCATTTACCTGGGCAAACTCAATCGCATAAGTCTGCGCGGTCGTCGTGTTGTTCCAAATGGAAAGAGGCGGCAGAATAAATGGGCTGAACTCGCTCGCTAGAGATGAAGTCACGATCTTCCAAGCAACCGGCGCGCCATTAAATGAGGCTCCTCCGGTCGTTACGAAATCAGTATTTTCTGCCACCAGCGATCCATAGGCACTCTCGTATTGAAACGTGTAGAGCGTGTTGGCGCTATCCGAGTTGCGGACCCAGATGCTGCCACTAGCCGCATTCCATGTGCCGGTCTTGAGCGTCGGCGTGGCGTTGAGTTTCATGTCTTGAAGGATGACTTGGAGCGTATCAATCAGACTGACGCCGACTATGGCCGTTCCACTATAAGACGACATATCGCCGTCCCGTATGATAACTTTCCCAACACACCCAAGAAGCCCCACGATAAGCGGAGATTGCTTCGTGGCACCAAAAGAAAATGTGGGATTGATGATTTCGCAATCACAAGTTCTAAACGTCATTGCTCCGGTTGATGGAGTCTTAGAGGAAAAAACAAAGGTGCAATTGATTGCTCGAATATATCCGGTAAGACTACTGCTCGCCGCCGTAGGGCCAAAGTAAATCGTAGCTCCTGTCGCGGTCGAGGGACACGATATCGTGCAAGTATGCATGACAAGTTTAGAATGGACGCTGAGCGTAGCGTTGATGTTGAACGAAGAAGATGTGCTAGAGTTCGTACCGGCAGTCATCGACACGCCATACATATACATGGCACTGCCGGCCGCGCCTGCTATGGAAAAGGCTTGGGCCGCCGCACCAACTGCCTCGGCCGCACCGGCTGTAAACGCGGAGAACGACGCTGCGCCGCTCGGTGTCACACTGATGATCGCGAGGCCACCAGCCGGGGGCGTATAGGTGATCGCCGCGGTTGCCGTGGTCGAGAGGGCACTGTCAACCAGCAAATAGTCACCTACGCCACATACAGCAATGCCTGCGGTGATGGTGGTTTTGGCCTTAGCCCAGGTCGTCCCGTCCGAGTTGTCGCCCGTCGTTGCAGCGAAGAATGTCGTTCCGGCAGCGTTGACGGGGGCTCCAGGAAACACGGACATGAAAACGACTGCGCCAATCGACAATCCCGCTCGGAGGAACCATCGACGAGTCGGGCCGTCCTTCTTCAAATCCTCGGCCACAAGTCGGTCCATCATCGTCGGCTCGCGCTCGGTCTTGCGCGTCGTCACGTCGAGCAGGAAGTCGTCGAGAGACTGGATTGCGAACGGGAGCGGGCGACCCACGGCCGCATCGAGAGCCGCGTCGCCGTAGCTGAGCAGAGTCAAATCCTCCAGGTCGATCATTGCTTCACTGCTCCGGTGTTCGTCCATACCGTTCGCGCCCCGATGGTCGTGAACATCGCGCCGTCGTTCAGCCAGACTGTCTGTGTCGTAGCTGCGGGCGTCGAACCGCCTTGCGCAAGCCAACCTCCTAGCAGCACGGGCAGGAGTAGCAAAACTAGGCGGATCATGACGGGGCCAAGAAAACGGTAATCGTGCCAACTCCAACCCCACCCGTCCACCCGGTCGTCCCGGTCGTCTGGAGACAAAGGCGGTCGCCAATCGCGAGGTTGTCGGTCGCGCCCCCAACAAGGGTGAGTGTCTGGTTGGTCGCCGCCGTACCATTGGCGTTGAAGCTGCCCGAATGAAGGATTGTTCCTGCTGAACACGCGGTTCCGCTCGCCGCCTTGTTGACCGTAACTGTCGATGTACCGCCGGTTGCCGTCTCGACCGCGCCGATGATTGCGCTTATCGTCGAGGCTTGGTTGATGACCGCGATCACGACATTGTTCGGGTTGACGGTCGCGATCCAGCCAACCGACACGGGAACATTGTGGAGTTTGGCGATACCTGCCGTCGAGGTCGTGGCAGCGGGCAGTGCCGCCCACGTCATATCATCATGGAGAAGCGTTGTTCCAGTCTGCGTTGCCGGCTGAGGCACCCCGAGGACTGCGTGCCAATTCGTGCCGTCGGAGAAGAAGTCCGCCCCCTGCTGGGGACCGAGCTTGATGCCCGTAACTCCTGCAATTCCATTGATCGTCGAGGTTGTCGAAGTCAGCGTGTTGCCGACCGTGCCGGTCTGGTAACTGAACCCAAAGCCCGACGCGAAGCTGCCTGTTGCCTGGGGTACGGGATCGGTCTGCGTGACCGTGTTCGTCCGGTTGACCGTCTTCTCCGCGTCGGTTGAGAGGATCGTATAGGCGCTGTTGCCGCTCTGCGTGTTGAGCGTTATGGTTAAATTCCAGACTGTGCCGGATTTGGAGAACCCGGTGCCGAAGGTCCACGGCAGGAAAGCCGAGCCATCACTCCCCAACCCATCAGCGACGGCAGGCCAAGCCACACCAAAAAACGGTCCCGGTGCTACGCTGTTTAGCGTCAGGCACGTAGTCGTACCCGTCGAGGTATCGGTCGTGCAGTCTCCGCCTTGGGTGAAGCCGCCAAACGACGTGCCTCCGACATTGTATTGGATCTGACCTGCAGAGCCCCCCGGTGTCCCACTGCCTCCGGTGCCGCCCCCATTTACAATCTGAGCAATCGCGCCCCCCGAAACGAGACACGCCGTCAGGACGGCGATTATCCGGCGCATGGCCTAGCGCCCCTCTCTGATCGTCAGCCCGGGCGTTGCACTCGCGGCGATGAAGCAAAATTGGTTGACGGGGGCGATAGGCCAGTAGTGCAAGGAGCCCGCCGCTAACGATGTCGTCCCCGCGGTCCCGATCGCCGCGGTGCATGGCGTGTTCGGGGTCGACGCCGCGGTCTCGCAATAGCCGATGACGATCGAGCCCCCCGTATTATCGAGGGTGAGCGTCTTTCGATCGGCGTTGGCTCCGAGGCAATGCCCCGACGTGACCGATAGCGTAGCCGTCGTCACGAGATCCGAGACGCCGTGCGCCGCAGTTTGTGCCTGCGCGGCATGCCCGAGAACCGCCAGCAATCCAGCGGCGAGCGCTATCCTCCGCATCGTCTCATCCCTCCATCGGACGGGCGCGTCTCACGACGGGCCTCGGCCATTGTATCACGTCAATGAAGTAACCCACGCTCTCGAAGATCGACAAGATACACTATATCAAGCGCCTTCTCGATTGATATGCCTTCACGCCAATCAGTTTCGTCCCGGCCACCCTTCCCCGCATTACAGGTCGCGCATAGTACCTGAAGATTGCTCTCATCCATTGCCAAATGAGGATATTTGTGGCGAGGCTTGATATGATCGACGTTCATTACACTACCATCGGCCGCCGAACGTCCGCAGAGTTGGCATCGTCCGCCATCACGCTTAAGCACCAAATATCGGAGTTCCCGCCACTCAGGGGTGCTATAAAATGCCGGGATGGATCTACGCGCAGCAGCAGCGCGCATCTCCCTCGCCCTGCGTTTCCGCAACTTGCGAAGTTGCGCCTTGCTCTTTTTCCGCGCTTGGTGTTGATATATGTCCATGATCTCCTGCCGAGACAGCGGCGGTTATGATCTAGCGGCGGGTCGAGGACTCCAATCCTCCCCGCCGCGTCCCCTTCACGATAGCCAATCATTTTCGCCACCGCAAGCCGTTTCGGCTTGTACGGTGTACGGGGAGCGCGATATATCGGGGCGCAGCGGCGGATAGGCTGATCCCCGAAAGCCGGGCACCGCACTCGGTTTCCGCCGCGTTTATTTTGCGAGATTGGGGACATCACATATGATCTGGGCTGATCGGCTGGCGCTGGCTTGGGGCTTCATCCTGATTTTATTCATTCTAATGTTGCAGCAACCCGGGGGCTTCGAGAACTCCCTGGCCGCTGAAAACATCATCGGCGGATGGGGTTCGCTGTTGTTCAAGCTCGTCGTCATCCCCTGGGGACTCCTCCGCATTGTCGACGCCATGTTCACGCGGCGCTCCTACTGACCTGGCGAAAATTCGAGGCGCGGATAAACCGACGCGCCGAGAGCCGATGCCGGCGCTCCAATCGCCGGAGATAGCGGAGGACGACGCGCCAAAATCTGCGCCAGCGTTGCCATATTGGTTGCGGGATCAGACGATGCCATCATCCTGGCGGCAGCGGCATTTACCTCTGGGTTTTTCGTCTCGCTTAAAAAATTGGCAAACCGCGGCAATAACGCCAGCATCGGAGCGGGACTTTGTGCCGCGATAGAGGTTGCCATCGGCGCAATAATATCATGCGCCAGACTGAATCCTCCCCCACCTTTATCCTCCGCAACGCGCCGCCCTGTTGCAGAATTGCCAATCACATTCTGCCGGGTCTGGAACATTTGTCCCTCGGGGCGCGCCACCTGATCCATGAATTGCTGAAATGAGGTCTGATCCGGAAAGATTGCGGCCAACTGATCCTGGCGTGTCTTGTTTCCCATCAATGCCAGCGCCTCGTTCCCCCCAGGCCCCTTCCCCGCGATCTGCGATTTGAGCGTATTCGCCGCGCCCAGCCGATAGAAAGCCTGATCCCCTGGATCGAGCCGACTGATTTCATAGGCGATACGATCCGGAGCCATGCTCGCAAATCCGCCGCCCATCTTCATCGCCGCGAGACTTTGGCTCGGGCCGCTCCAGGCCGCTCGAGCCGGAGCATATGCAGGATTGTTCGCATCCATGAAGTCACGAAAGCCCTGCATCGTCTTTTCAATAGCGTTGACACTCTCGTCGCGAACGAGTCGACCTGTCGTGCTGTCGCGATGGCTGTTCAACACATCATCGAGGCCGCGCTTGACGTAATCGAGGGTCTGCCAACTGGGAACCGCCTCAAACTTCGGATCGCCAGCCACGTTGAACGTGATCCCTAAAGATGCCGGATTGCGCCCCTCCTCCTTTGCGAGGTTCAGGGCATTGTTCGCTGCCTTCACCATCGCCGGACGCGTCATCATGTTGTCCAGCGCCCCTCCTGGAGCGATTGTGTCGGGATTGAGCGGAGGAGCATCATAGAACTTTTGCCAAAGCGGTGCCGTCTGCTGAGCCCGCTGCTGCATCAACTGCTGCCCGGTCGTGAATGTCGGGCCGCCGCTGGCGATGCGAGCATCCACCGCCGCCGTAAGTCGATTGCCCGCCTCAGCGTCGCGCTGATTAAGGAAATCGGTCACGATCTGCCTGGGCTCCCCCTGCATACGCGACATTCTTCCCGCAAGAGCCTGGGTGTTCTCCCCCCCAACATCCATCAGCGACAAATTGGGATTGGCATGGAGGCGTAGCGCCATCGCGGCCGCGTCCGGTCCTCCGGCGGCCATATCCTGAGAGATACGACCACCGATCAACTGAGCGGCCTGCTGACTGACCGCGTTGGGGTTGAATTGTCGTGCAAGAGCTTGCGCCAACGGCGTGGCCGCCGACGTGACGACCGGAAGCGCACCCCCAACCAAAGCCCCCACGCCTGCTCCGATCCCGGTGTCTTTTGCGAGGCCGAGCGCATCGGTGCGCGGCGACTCCGCAAGACCAGTGGATGCACCTACTCCCGCCCCCGTAGCCGCGCCTCCTAGCGCCAATCGACCAAGCGTAGGTGCGACGGCAGGAGCAATCGCTCCGGCCGCTCCGAGAACAGGCGCAACCGGAGTCATATAGCCTGCTGCCGTAGACAACGCGCTCAACCCCGGATTTTCGGCGGAGAACTTTTCCCCTTCGCCACGCTGTTGGGCCATGTTGCGAAAATATCGCTCCCCGAACGTGCTCCCATCGGATGCGCCCGGGAGCATCGGCTGAATAAGAGCGCGCCCCGCGGCGCTTACTGGACCGGCAAGACCGAACGTCGCCGCTTCTCCGGCCGCGTTCGTCATTCCTGGGAGCGCCTTTGCCAAAGCATCCAACCCCCCGCTGTAATCGGTGATAGAGGGGGCTTCGGCAAGCTGCTGGCGTAGGGAACCAGGGCGCGCCTCATCAACGACATAGCCAGGAGGCAATGCGCTAGCCGCAGGAGGATCAATGACATACCCCGGAGGAAGATCACTCATTGCGGAACCCACCTACCTCCACGATAGATCAGCGGGGGTCCACCTTGTGGGTTTCTAGCAGTTTGCCCTTCTTGAAACGTTGGTGTAGCCGATTGATTAGGTGCGGGATTCCCCACAACACCCCGATTTGGGATCTGCGGCAATCCTTCGTAGGCGGTATGCTGAAATCCCTGAATCGGATTGGCTTTTGCCCATTCCGGCATATCAAAAGCAAGATGAGAGCCAGTCTCGCGGCGCGATTTGTTCCACGCCTCGAACATATTGTTTTCCCATTGCATCCGCCCCAACAATGACGCCGCAATAGCGCGGTTGGCTTCTGGCTGCAAATCGGGATTTGGCATGGCCTTATCCAGCATTGCAAACTCTTGAAATGCTGGACGACTGCTCACCCCTTTGATCGCACCGAATACAGCTTGCGTTGAGGCTTTCCGCATCTTTTCTACTTCCGCAGGATCGGCGAGGCTAAGTTTCTGTGGATCGACGTTGATTGATTTCAGCCATGCCGCCGCCTCGCCGCTCAACCCTGTGCCTTTGCCCGTTCCTACGATGGCAGCAGCATTGAGGAAATTCTGAAGATTCTGGATCGAGCCTTGGTTGCCCTGATAGGCTTCGCGCAGCTTCCCAAAATCTTCGGATGCTACCTTCTCAGCATCGAGCGTGGGATTGGCGGCCACTCTTCCCGCTTCGCCCGCTATAGCGGCGCTCGCAATGGCCGGGGCTCCTCCGGGCATTGTTACCGCCGTAGGCGGCGTACCGGGCGGAGATCCGGGCGGGGGCGGAGCAGAAACAGTTGCCTCGGGCAAGCGCGGACTTTGGAATTGCTCGTGAAAAGTAAGTGGTGGCGTCTCACCGGGCTTTGTTTCCATGCCGATGCTTTCGCCCTGACGCGCCGTCTGCGGTGTCCCCGTCGTGTGCCCTATGGCCTTGGCATGCTCTAAACTTTCCGCCTGCGTCGGATCGTAAGGCCCTCCCGATGTTGGGATAAGGCGAGCCATGCCTGGTACTCCATTTTGCGATGGCTCTACGAATAGCTGATATCCCTCCGGCGTCATTTTCTGGATCATCCCGAGCGCTTGCGTTGCAAGAGGCACACCAGCTGGGAATCCCCGATAATGATTGTAGGTATCAAGCAAGCCCTGCACATTCAAAACTGGCGAGCCAGTTGCCGTCCCAACCGATGGCGCTGCCGCAGTTGTCGGCTGAGTTGTTTGCGCGGCACCGGGAGGCTGACCACCGAACATCTTGCGGTTGGCAGCAAGAAGGTCGGCGATCTCTGGATCGGGAGCGGCTTGCGCCACCTGCTGCGGCGCGCCGGCTGGGACACGTCCCCCTGCTGCGGAGGGATTAAGGTTGGGATCGAGAAGCATCGCATTCTCAGCCTGCGCGCCCGCCGCCCTCCGAGCATCGGCCTCTTGATCCGTCAACCCCGGCTCCAAAGCAGAAGCCAACCGCACCTGTGGTGTCGGTGCGGTCCCTTGCCCTGACAGCGCCGCTAAGGCTGCGACCCGATCCGGAGCGGGCGCAAACGTATCTGGCGCATTTGCGGGAGGGATAGCATTCGTCGCCACCGCGCCAGGCGCAGGCATCGGCGTTGCCTTCGCCGCGGCAAGCGCACCTATCCCCGAGACGGGCGGAGGAGCGGGAAGCTCCTGTCCGTTCTGCAGAGCGAGATATTTCTGAGCGATGTAGCCGGGATAGGCTGCCGTCTGCGCCCCTCGATTCCCGCCACCGGGACCGGCGAAATAGCTCCGCAGCGCTTCATCGGTCGGGTCAATGTTCGCACCGGCCGCCTTTGCTGCCTCTGCCTTGGTCAGATTGTCGTTGAGGATATTTGCGGCGCCATAGATTGCTTGAACTGGATCGTAAGGATCGGCGATTTTATAATGACTTGCGGTCTCCGGCATGATTTGCATAAGGCCGCCAGCGCCCTTTGGCGAAGTTGCGTTGGGATCATTACCCCCCTCACCCGAGGCGAGCGCTCGCAGCAGCATCGGATCGAGATTGTTGAGACGGGCAGCCTCCTCGAAATGGGGGTCTAGTTCAGGGTCGAGCGGCGGCATTAGCGCCCCCCTTCACATGCGCGGCCCATAGAGCATACAGCTTCGGGTTTGTCGTCTTCACCTGTTGGAGCCGGGCTTGTGCAGCGGCATCTGGCATAGTGGCAAGCTGTGCCCCAAGCGCATTAACATCCGCATCGGTTGCGGGACGCGCCGTTGCCCCCGTGATTGCGGTAAAGGATGCACCAGATGGCGCGGAGGGGGGAGCTATACGACGATTCGCCGGGGCATTAATGGATGATGTAGGAGCATTCCCCGTGTTTTGAAATCCTTGGACATTAAGATTTCCAAGAGCGCCCTGCGTAGCCAAAAGACGCGCATTTGCAGCCGTCTCCGGGGTTGCCCCCTGAAGGATCCGCGCCGCCGCGATCGGGTTCGTGTTGGCGTTGATCGCCCCATAAGCGTCAGGACTCGATAACAGCTTCGCCAAATCCGGCATTGCCGCCGTGTTCGCCGCCGTCGCCTGCTCCACCCCCTGCTGCAGCATCGGCCCGCCGCGCGCCGCCGCGATGATCTTGCCGAGCGCGCCAAACAGCCCCTCGTTGTGCCCGAAGTTCGGGTCGAGCCCGGCATTCGAGAGTTGCGCGCCCTGGTAGGCACCCAGCATCGTCGGATCGAGCGGATTGGTGCCGCTGATGATGCTTGCGAGGAGGGATGCGTCAGCCATCCTTACGCTCCTAAGAATGGCAGGAAGCTGCCGAGGGTCGACAGGCCATCGAAACCGGCGGCTCCCGTTACTGCTGGTGCGGCGCTAAGGGCGCCCAAATCAGTAGCTGCCGATCCAAGGGAACCAATAGCCCCTGCTCCACCAGCGCCAGCACCCGCACCGAAAATGTTGCCGAAGATGCCCGTCGAGCTAAACGGCCCCGTCCCCGACAGCGCGGCACCTCCCACGGTGCCAAGTCCGTTGAAAAGCTGGTTATTGAGCGTGTTCCCCGCCGTAAACCGATTGGCGGCGGCCTGGTTCGCCACCTGTTGAGCCCCAACCACATTGGCGGGCGATACGGCTGTCGGCGAGCCGCCAAAGGTCGGCAATGATCCTGCCCACTCAAACCCGGAGAGCGGGTTGAGCGTCGCCAGGTTCGATGCTGCGCTTCCCGTGATCCCCGTTCCCGTCCCGGCAAGCGAGGCGAGTGCCGTCAGCGGGTCTTGCCAACCCTGCTGCGCCGCCGTATTGGCAAACTGCCCTCCCTGCGCGATCTCATTCGCACCCTGCGTCCTCGAAGCGAGCAGATCGCCAAGGATCGATTGGTTGGTCTGGTTGCGGAACTGTCCCGAAGTCAACGCCTCGTTTACGCCTTGCTGCCGTCCGGACAACGCCTCGCCGAAGAGCCTCTGCTGCTCCGCCTGCCCGGCCGCCACAGCCGCGTCCTGAGCTTGCTGATAGGCGAGCGTCGATTGCCGCCCAAGGTCGCCCTGTGCCCGGCTATAGGCTTGCGTCCCTACCCCAATCCCCTCATCGGCCAACTGCTGCCTGAGATCGCTGCCCTTCTGCGCGAACTGCGGATCGAGATAGCCTGCCTGCGTATTGTAGGCCGCATTTTGGGCGTCGGTGACGGCCCTCCCGAAATCTTGAGAACTCGTCGGCAATTTCTCGAGGCCGGTGAAATCCAGCGACCGGGTAAAATCGGCCGGGTTCGGGTTCGGGAGCGGACCAAGCGAGCTGAAATCGAGGCTTCGCTGAAGCGAGGGAGCCGGGTTTAATGCGGCCGGCCCGATGTTTCGGAGCGCTTGGTCAATGAGCGTTCCGCCACCTTGTGCCCCTGATGCTACCCACGGAGCACCTCCATTTGCCTGATTTGCAAGAGTGGCGGCAAGCGTAGTCTGTGCCCCATAGACGGGTGCCGTCGATGGATCGAGCGTTTGATTGAGGCTCCAGCGCCCGTCCGGCCCTTGTTCAAAGAACGATGTTCCAAGCGGTGAGGTCGTGCGGACGTTGTTGAGCGCCGACTGCGCCTGCGCGGTGCCGATGTTGGCGTTGAGTTGCGCCCCCGCAACGGCACTAGGATTGGCCGATGGAGGCGCGCTCGTACCGCCCTTCTTGAACCGCCTACGCTCGGGGAACAGCTCGACCGCCGCACCCGCGTATGATGTGCGCCTCGGCTCTAGTCCACGCATCCCGGTATGCCCATCTTCGCTCCCAACTGCCGCCATTCCTCCCGAAGCATGCCGTAGACCACGGCATCGTCGGTGGGGAACCCTTGGCGAATCACGCCTTCTTCACGAAAGCCGAGATGACAGAGGAACGCCCGACAGGGCTGGTTCTTGGCCTCGGTAGTAGCTGTTAAGCGCCGGCACCCTAATTGGTTGAACGGATAACCGAATATCACACCTAGTGTATCACGATTGCACCACCTTGGGGTAGTGCTCGCCATCGTCGCTTCGATCAACCCCGGATCGGAGGGATGATGCCAGTTGTTGTAGACGATCCCGGCGATCAATGCGTCGTCTCGCATGAACCCGATTGCCGCACACGGCCCGAAATCCTCGATACCAACCTGATCGCCCACCCATCGGGAAACCGCCGTGTCGTGTCCGTAGAGAGGGCGGATCACAGCCCCACCCCCGGCTCAAGCAGCAGATCGGTGCGTACCCACAGGGTCGACGCCTGCGAATTGGCAACGATGCCCCAGGAAAACGACGCCCCCTCCCCGCCCTCGATATGCCAATCGGTATCGACAATCGGCTGCGCCGCCCCCCAGGTGAACGCGCCCCATGTCACCGAACCCCATAGCGGCCCCAGGGGAGCAGTCGTAATCGGCGTGACGAACGAGACAGGCCCGTAATCGATCCCCACATCGAACGAGTAGCTAGCCCCGTTGTTGTTCGTTTCTACGATCACCCGGGCCGCCGTGAGCCGCTTCTTCAACGGCGTCCCGAAGTTCTGCCAAGCCTGTTGGCTCGCCGCCACGATCGGGCGCGTACCCGCGGCATCGCTGTCCGTAAACCCCACGGCAGCCTGGATGACCTCGCCCGCCGACTTCCCGAAATAGATGTTGTCGTCGAGGATCGCCCAGCAGAGGGCATTGAGGCCCTTGAAGCGCGACCACGACTGCAGCGACGTGTTGTAGACGTGCTGATCGAATGTCCCGTCAGGGTTCGGAATGTTGAAAATGAGGCGGGTGGCCGATGGATAATAGATCGCCTGCCAGCCAAAGAGGCCTCCCCCTGCCACAAAGGCGTTCGTAACGGCTCCGCTTATCTTGCTGCGCGGCGGCGTTTCGCCAAGCTTCAGGGCGATGAGGATCTTGGACAGCTGCAGATGATCGTTATGGGTCGCTATGTAAACATCGCCGCCATAGCGCGTGATCGCCCGAGGGGAAATCGGCGGAGGGAGCACGTAACGACCGACCAGTGCCCAGTTGTTGGGGTTCGTCGGGTCTGTCCCCGTGTACATCAGGAGTTCGCCCGACGACATGAAGAAACAGGTGTAGGTATCGATTCCTGTTCCCCCGTCGTAGCTCAGGACATCAACCGCGATGAGGCTCCCGCCGTTCGCAGCAACCGTCGAGAGGTCGAA